TACGTGATCCAGTAATCCCCTATGCGGACGAATGGCGTGTAGGCTTCGTTGAACTTTTTGTACTTCTCATCCAACCCAGACAAGATCTTGTCTGCCTTAACTGGGTCATCCTGATACTGATCGTGCACAGACTTTTTTAGGGCTTCAAAGTATTTGTCACGGAACTGTCGGTATTGATCAACAAGATCCGACGCTAACTTTTGAAACTTAGGATGTAATTTGTCGTACTCAGCACGCAAAGATACATAGTCAGCAACCGAGTCAGGACGTGCTTTGGCAAACTCTGGTGTTGGGGTTTTGCTGCGGGTCACATCAATAGCAAGATCAGATGCGCGGTTCACGAAAGCGTCCATCGCTTTCTTACCGGCAGGGTCAGCTTTGGCAATCGCCAGTGCCTTAGTCATGAAGTCTGAGCTACGCTTTAGAATTGTGTCCTTCATCGCGCCAGCTTTACGCAAGCTGTTCTCAATCTCTCCAATCTGATCGAACCCCATGTCCCGCGCGTTAGCAGCGATGTTCCACGTAGGCAGCAAAGACAGGCCCCACCGCCCCGCCGCATCTGCTGCGTTGATAAAGAACTCGCTGTTCTTGGGGGCATCAAGCAACTGCTGCATCGGCCCCACCATCGTCCGGTTTAATGCAACTTGGGGTAGGGCGGCTGGCGGGGTTGATACCGTCGAAGGGACTCTGGCGTTTGCAGGGAGGTCGTCAGGAACTAGGGGGTAGTTGTTGTTGGGTGGAGGAGGAGCCCCAATCAACGCGGCTGTTACGGCACCACTGACGTTTTTGTTTGGAGGCAGGTCCCGCTCAAGCATGACGCTGTAGATGTCCAGCAGTTCTGTTAGAGCGTTGTGGTCTTTCAAGCCCAAGAGTTGGGCAATTGCCCGGACAAACTCGGTCCACATCGAGGAGGTCTTACCCTCGTGAGGCAGCGCAGCGAGGAGGTACTGGAACTCAGGGTTGCTTAGCCCTTCAGCAATAAACTCAGACTCTGACGTAAAGCCGTATGGGAGTTCCTTAGTATCATTAGTCTCGTAGACGATCTTGGCTTTGGCAAGTACATCCTTGTACAACCGCCTGAGGCGATTGACCGCTTCAAGCTGATTGCCGGGATGAGGCATTTTGATTATTTTTTCCGTCACACCGTGGACAATCTCGTGAGCTATGGTGTGCTCGCTGCCAGCATATACGGAGTTGAGCAGGATCGTATTGTTCCCACCGTCAAACATCCCCGCAAGAGATCCGGGTTGGCGACCTTTCTCTAAATCTACTTCAGCAAGTTCTTCATCAGCAATCTTGATCTTTATCCGATCCGAAGGCATGAACCGTTGTGTTGCTTGAGCGCGTAGTGCAATGTCTCGGATGATGGGGTTCTTACTAGCCAACAGCGCTTTTATTACCGCTGGCATGTCGCCTTTAGTAGCCGCATCTGCCAGTTCAGCATTAAAATCGGTAGCCAGCCACGCCTTGTTGTGGGTCTTGATACCCAAGGCACGAGCAAAATCTTCCCGAGAAATAGGGAACTTGTCGGACAAAGGCTTGTACGCTACCCCCTCGGCATACTGCGCGGGCTTGCTTACGAGGTATCGTTTATCAAACGCAGCATACATTTCTTCTATACGCGGGGTTAAATCAACCCCAATGACGTTAGTTATAAATGTAGATAATTCGCCACCCTTCAAAAAAGTATCAACCGCTGCGTTACCAATAGCAGCTCTAAATTTTTGTTCTAAATCAGGGTTTGATTTATTACGGCTTAAAGAAGATCGTGTATCTTTATCTACATTTATAATATCTAAATAATTTAAACCTGTGTTTTTAGGAACCACCCCCAAAATTATTTTAAATGGGCCTCCAGTTCTAATACTATTTAAACTTATACTTACTCTTTCTGGTTCCAAATTAACATAGTTAACAACGTAATTAGTAATTTCCAAAGACGGCGTAAATTCAATTTCTACGCTACCCCTTAGGGCGTTAATAACCATGTCGCCGTAATTTTGAACGGCTTGCGCTAAATATGAATTTCCGTTACCCGGATCTTCGCCAAAAACTATCTTTCCTTCAGGCAAAGTACCGCTAGGTTTTGCGGGAGCCTCTTCTTTTCTAGCTTCCGTCGATCTTTCCGGTCTAGTAATCGCCGGGGCTTCCGCAGGTTGAGGTGCCGCAGCGCGAGCGGCAGCGGCTCGCCTAGCTTTATCTTCTTCTAAAAACAGCGCGGTACTTGCCGCTTCTTCAGCGGCTCGTGCCCTAGCTTTCTGCGCTTCATTTGAAAGTTCAGCGTCCGCCGCTTCTTCTGCGGCTTCATCTATCTCCAATTCAGTCTGCTGGCCTTCAGCTTCTTTAGCGCGTTCTATTGCTATTTCTTCTGGAGTTCTAGCCCGTTCCGCTGCCCGTTTGATCTGTGCTTCGTTTATAGCGCGGATGTTATTAAGCTGTCTTTGCGCCGCTGCGGGGTCAATCATAGTAACGGGCGCTGGGCCGCTAGGCTGAGCAGCACGGACTGCCGCTTGACGCGTTGCTTCCGCATCATTAGCCGCTTGATCTGCGGCGTCTTTCTCTGCTTTAGCTGTTTTTTCTTGAGCTTTAGTAGTTAGCCCGACAAGCTGAAGTTTTTCCAAATCTTTACGTTGGATATCCAGTTGACGGTCATACTCTGTTACGGCATCTTTAGTTAAAGTCGAACGTACCCATTCGTCCAGTTTTTTAAGATCCGCTGCTGAAGTTCTATTGTAGTGTTTTGTATCTTTTTTAGGTTCGTTTTTTGTTTCAAGACTAGATTCTTCTTCCCGCTGTTCTTTTGTCAACCCAAGTTTTGGGCGAGCTATACTCTCAGCCCCAAAAACTATATCGTGCGCAAGATTGATCAGGTTATCCACCACCCGTGGCATGGTGAAATAGCCCTTGAAGGTCGAATTAGCTTTCTTTTCAGCTACAATTGCAGCCCTATCCGAAGGTATACCCGTTTCCCTAGGCGCGTATATTTTGTACGGTAACCCAAGAAGTTCCTGCTGACTTCTAGCAATAGCCGGTACTTGAATATCGACTATGTGGTTAAATAAATTCTGGGATAGGCTGTTCTGTTTGTGTGCGTTTTTCCACAGAAGTTTAAGTTCTGGTTTTAACTTTTTCCATTCCGGTTCAAACTCATACTGTCTGTACTGTTCGTTCCATTCTTTTTCCGGGGTATCTAATTTAACCCGCTGTCCGGGGGCTACAGGTTCTAAAACTTGCCTTCCAGCGACCTCTTGCCTATGTGCCCTAACAATTTGATTTGCAAGTTCAATTGAAGGTGGATTTTGAGCCCATGTGTTTTGCAGTTTTTCAGACAGGTCGTCGAAAACAGGCGCATCTTTAGGGGTAAAGTCGTCTTCATTCCACCGTTGACGTGGAGTTCCGGGCTCGTACTCACCTTCGTCTTTGGGGCGCACTGGGGCTGGGCGCGGCATCTTGTCTTGTGCGTGCGCGTACTGACCCATCACATAGGCGTCATTCGTCCCAAAATATTTAACAAAGGTCTCGTATATGCGCGTTAGCTCTGCAAACGCTTCTGGAGATTTTGTTTGGTTAAAAGCTTGCAGGGCTTGCTCAAAAGCCCGCTTGCCTTTTGACAATTCAACTTTAGAAACTGTACTATTAATATTGTCCCAATATTTTTTATTAGCTTCAGTTCCTACGTCGTTATAACTTACTGGAGAAAAACCCTCATTAGGATTTACTATAATTGAATTTGATTTTTTCCAATCTGGGATTGATGCCTTTCCATCCCAAGCAAATGGTAAATCTCCTTTTGCAGGATCAAGGTTACGTATATCACCAAGTTTAGAATTTAATTCTTCGGCTTTTTGTTTTAATTCATAACTACCGTAGAAGTTGTTGATGTCTTCTTCAGTGCCTTTATTGATCCATCCATCGGCACCGTAACCAAAGAAGGGATACCACTTGCCCTCAGGAACGGTCTTCTTCCCACCCCTGCCGGTGCTGAGATAGAACGGCACGCGCACGCCGTTCACGTCCGCAATCACCATAACCCTTCCGTTATCGTAGAAAGGCTGGTTTGGTTTAGCTACTGGAGCGGGCTGTGCTGCTTCTCCCACTCCAGCTTGTTGAGAAGGTTGTTCAGCAGATGCCACTCTAGGGGGTGGAGATGTTGCAACTCCTGCGGGGGGTACTCCTGCTCCGGGTTCGCTAGATACAGCAGTGCTTGCTCCACTTGGGGGATTGACAGTTGGAGCAGATGTTGCGTCGGCTTGGGCGTTGGATTGGGCATTTTGTTGGGCCTGTTGTCTAGCTTGATACGCAGCAACTTGCTGCTCTTGCCGACGTTGGTTAGCTTCCTGTGCTTGCTGCAATGCAGCTTGTGCCAAAGCGGCGTTTGCTACTTCGTCATTCTGTACAGCTTCCCTAGTAGTAGCCGCGTTGGTTTGTTCTTCTAGAGACGGATTAGTTGAAGGGGCGGCAAATTTTACCGAAGCTCTTGTCTGCGGGTTATCTTTGAGAACACCGTTTTGGACGAGCAGTTGGAACTCGTCCTCGGTAATAGCCTCTTTAGCTTTGCGCTTCTGCATAGCCGCTGCAAGATTCTCAGCAGGGCCGGGGCCAACAGATTCAGCAAGTTTAGTCTCGTTGAGGGGTAGCTCAGGCTCTTTTGCGGGGGTCTCCCGCATCGTCTGAACCAAAGCGCCCGGAGTACTGATAACAGTACCACCGATACCACCTTTGGCAGCGGCCATCAACAGCCGGTCTACATTCTTAGGATCGGATAACCCACCCGGAGCGCCAGCAAGCTGCTCCGCAATAATGTCAATTGATTCTTGAAGGGTTTCAGTTGTGCTCTCAGTAAGCGCAGTTTTGCCAATTTCTTTAGCAAGCCGCAACTTGAAGCTGTCCGGTACGATGGTGGACCGCGCGGCGATTTCTTCCGCTAACTTAGCCTGACCACGTAACCCCAACTGATTTAATACTCGGGCTGGGAGAAGGCCATCAAAGAGAGCTTTGAATGCGCCAGCACCAATAGCAAGGCCGGGTTCAAGTTTGCCGCCAGTCTCTTCGTAAATACCGGCAAAAGACTCAGGCGCGTTGAGGCCGAAGCTACCCGTACCAAGACCCACATTGAGACCAGTCTGAGTAGCTTTAGATCTAGCAGCGGCAGCAGCCGCTTCAGCCGCCTCCACACCCACACCCCGTTGCGCCGCAGCACGAGCAAGTGCCGCTTCCACTCCATACTTAGCAGCGGTACGTCCAGCAAGGGCCCCAATACCGCCGGTTGCCGCAATCGCAGCCACAGTGGGTACGGCTTCTACACCAGACTCAACAAAAAATTTACCAACATCAGATAGCCCACGGATACCTTCAAAAGTTCTTTGAGATGTTGGATACTCTTCTTCAAGGGTTCGGCGTTCGGCTATACCTTTATCCAACAGTCTAGCGGCGGTTTCATCTTCGCCAAGCAGGGACGCGCCAAGAGCCGGTAGCTCATTAAGAGCCGTGATCCCTAGCCCCCTGACGGTACGGTTGAGAGCGTTACTTGCAACCCGACTAAACGGAATGTTCCTTGGATCTGGGCGGCTTTCTAAATCAAGTTTTTGTAACTTTTCCTGAAGCTTTGCAACTTTTGCATATATAGATTCATCAGATTCCGAATCTGGAAAAGATAGCGGGCCTGCACCGGGAACATTTACTATTTTCATTTAGGCAAGTTTGCAACATAACTATCATAGCTCTGTACGCCAGAACCCCCACCGCTCTTGCTGGTGCCCAATAAAAAATCGTCATATGCAATTTTTCGAGCTTCGGCTATAACTGGGTCTAACATAGCATCTTTAGGCTTTAATTCACCACTCTTAATTTTAGCCAGTAAGTTTGCACCCCGGTTACCTTTTACAGCTTGGATATAACCAATAGCATCTGAATCATTAAACGGATTAGAGAACATCTCGTTTATGGCTGATTTTATTTTCATTTTCTCCATAGGAGAAACTTCGCGTTTTTGTTGCAGCCCCGCCAACCCCAGTTGCATCCGTAATGCAGCATTTTGCTGATTAGCACCAGCTATAGCCGCTCGCGCTGCATTACGCTCATCAGAAATTGCTAACTGATTTAAAACACGGTCCCTACTACGCTCATCCCCAGCTTCAAGATCCGCCACACTCTTGCGGATATTCAGAGCGCCAATCTTTAAGTCTTGGTCGATTTTAAAGGCAGATTGTAGTTTGCGGTCATGCTCGTTTATATACTCTTGAGCAGATTTTTGGTCATTCTTCTCATCAGCCATGCGGGCTTTGAGGAGATCCATCTGGGCACTGCGACGTAGGCGCTCAGCGGTAGCACGGGCAGCATCCATCTTATCGCTGTAGTCAATACCTTCACCTACGGCACGGCCCAACGCGGGACCAAATGCTCCACGGCTAGACATCAACGCGCCACCCATTTTACCAAGCATTTGATAAAATTCGCTTTCTTTACCAGCGTTGTTCGCAGTTTTTTCTTCGTCAATCAGCTTTTGCATCATGTCGAAGTGAGGCTTAGAACGCTCTTGGTATTCATTGTATTTCTTACGTTCCAACGCATCTCGTTGCTCTTCTGATAAAGCAGGAGCACGAGCGGTCTCTAAATCCTTAGCCATCCTATCAGCGTTTGCTTCGTACGTTGTTTGGGCAGGGCCTTTCTTATCAAGTCCTTCAAGAAGCTGTTTACGTAACGCGCTTTCTTCTCTAGACGGTCCACCAAACCCACCACCGCCGCCCATACCCCCTGCAATTCTTGCGAGTTCGGCTAACCCACTAGCTTGGTCTGGGGCCCTAATGATTTTGGGGTTACCTTCGTCTTTCTTAGCGTCGTCTTTGACAGCTTCGGGGACAGATGTACCGCGTATGCCTTCCGCTTCTTTACGCAGAGCAGCAGCTTTTTCAGAAGCCGCCTTGCGTTGGCTTGGGGTCATTGCGGTTGTAAGATTAAACCAAGTGTTGGGGTTAGTCTTTGCCGCTTCCCACTCAATTTCTCTAGCGTTTCTCCCGTCTTTCTCTGGACCTCTAAGAAGGCCGCGCAGCATGTCTCCTAGCGCAGAAGTAGCCTCTTCGGGTTTAGGTACTTCGCTGTCCTTTTCCCCATTGAACGCAATGATCCCACCCCCAGCCATCTTCTTCGGCCCTTGCATAGCAGGTAGTCCCATAATGGGATTAGGTTTTGCTTGTGGTGGTTGCTGTTGTGGTTGGGGCTGCGGTTGAGGCGCAGCCTGTTGAGGTGGGGGAGCCGGGGGCATTCCCTGAGGAGGCATACCCTGCTGGGGCATGGGTTGTTGAGGCTGTGGGCTAAGCGACTGGACGGTCGCATCCAGCACCGTAGGCATCTGAGGATTAGGCGCGTTCATAGCGGCTAACTCGTTCTGCATTTGCGCACGGCGGCTCAACTCCAGCCCCGCTAAAGTTTTTAGGGGGATATCACCAATAACCCGGTCGTTAGGACTCTGAGCAACTTGCGTCAGATACTGGGTCGGCATGTACCGCAGGTCGCGGCGGGTCTCTTCAAGTGTCGGTCCCATAATCAGCCTCCGCCCAATTTAGCAATTCGGTCAGCAACGCTAAGGCCAGAAAACACACCACCAATAGTAGAATTCAGAGCGGAAGTAGGCTCGCCGTACTCATTGACGGTGCTCAGCGGGTAATTCTTCATGACGTTATTGAGGAATTCAATCTGTTCTTTCGGATAATCCCGCTGTTCTTTAAATATGTTGTAGTCAGAAGTCAGCCCCTGCTGAGTAATATCACGCTGGATGCTGCCAAGGTCAGCTTCTCGGAGGTTAGCCGCCAACTGTCGGTCAGCAAGCTGGTTACCAAATGCACCTTGGTTTTGAGCCGTTTCACCCGCGAGCTTGAGGTAATTAAGTCCCTGACCAGAGCCAAACTGACCAGATTGTTCTTTAGATTTTAGCGCGTCAAGCAGTCGGTTCTGGTCCGCGTTGTATTGTGCTTGGGCTTGGGTGTACGCAGCGTCGTACCCCTTGCCGGTGATATCGGCAAGTCTAGTACCCAGATTACGCTGGTTTTCCGCAGCTAGTAGGTTACCCCCACCACCACCAAACCCGCCAGATTTAATCATGTTCGCTTGATTCTGCATCTGCTGAATATTTGCGTTGCGCCTAGCTTCCGCAAGTTGAGGATTCAGAATCGTAGACAGGTACGGGTTCATGTAACTGTCAAGCGCTTTTTGATCAAACTGATTGTTGATCCCCGACGTGTTAGACGTGAACGTCGTCCCCGTGTACGCAGGCTGGGTAGCCGCACCCCTATACACGTCTTGCATGTTAGTGCCAGCGTTTGTCTGCGATAAATTTGGGATGGTTAGATTTTGAATCCCCGAAAACGCTGAGCTTTGAAGCGCCGAAGGACCGGCGACTAAATCGCCACCATAGACTTGATAGGGGTTTGCAGCAAAGTCAACCGCAGCATTGACAATGCCCCCGACAACGGGAGCCGCCCAGTTTGATACGGTATTTTCTCTTACGCCTGTGGCTACTGGATCTGGCATGATTTTTCCTTACTTCGGCGTAAATTTAGCCGGGTTGATCTGCTTGCCCTGCTCTTTATTACCGGTGCGGGCGTGACGGATGCGGTCCATCATGGCATAAAGTTGTTTAGCACCGGCCTCAGAGTTGCCGTTTCCTAAATGAGATACCACGTCGGCAGGGATTACAAACTCACCACCGCTAAGTTTCGCCGGTTGCTTGTTGTCAATGGTAGCAGGAATCTTGTCGGCCATACCATCCTCGGCGCTTTTGAGGTAGCGCAATCCACCGCCCCCAGCGTAGCCATCAATTTCACCACCTTCAGCACGTTGAACCGGCACACCCTTGAGAGCGCCATGGACTTGGCTTTGGCTGAGACCAAGGCTACCCCCCTGCATACCCATAGGTCTAATACCTTTTGGACGCCCTGCGTAACCAAGAAGACCGCCAAGCCCAGCGGCCAGCAGCATCTTCATTAGGTCTGGGTTCTTTTTAGCCGCATCGGCTAAACCTTTGAGCGGGTTGGAACCAGAAAGGGGTTTATTGGGGAGGCCAGTTTTTGCATTTATTGGACTGCCCGTTACTGGGTCTATTGCGTTCTCACCCGAGTACGCCCTACCTTCGTTCCCGTAGTTAGTAGGGTCATCAGGATCACCAAAGTCACCCCTGTCCCAACGGATGTCATTTACATTCTCTCGGTCGGCTTTAGCAGCAATTTTCGCTGCCTCTTCCGCCTCTGCCCCGTAAGTTAGGTCGCCGAGAACATCGTAACTAGGATCATTATAATCATAACCGTAACTAGATCCGTAAGTAGATCCGAGGTCTATCGGAATATCGTAATCAGCGTACCCACCACCGTCAAAATATTTAGTTTCCACTTCACCACCGCCTTTTAGTCCTGTTTGAGTCCAACCGGCAGGGGGTTGCCATTTTCCGGTAGGGTCTGTGTAATAACGATTTGTTGCTTGATTGAAATATTGTTTTGCCGTAGGGGCGGTTGCAGTAGTGGCTGTTGTAGCTGCCGGTGCTGTTGTAGCTGCCGGTGCTGTTGTAGCTGCCGGTGCTGTTGTAGCTGCCGGTGCTGTTGTGGTTACCGGTGCTGTTACTATTGTTTTACGCACGTCAGAAGTCGGCAATGCCCGTAGACCTAGCGCTGGAGTCGTAGTTAATGCAGGGGAGGCTGTCGTCGTTCCACCCGTCGTCGTTCCGCCTGTCGTCGTTCCGCCTGTGGTTCCGCCTGTGGTTCCTGTAGTTTTTGTAGTTCCGGTGTCCGTAACAATATTAAACTTCTCACCGGGATATAATTTCTCTAATTCAGCCGACATCTGCGCATAAGACATTTTCGACGGATCAAGGCCCTTACTTGATAGCGCAGATTGAGCAATAGTATGACTTATTACGCTAAGCGGTTGCCCCGCTCCAGCCGTTCCTGCGTGGAACTGTTCTGGAGCAGTGCTGCGCTTTACGAGTTGAGCGCCTGTCCAAGGATCTGTTCCTAAAGCCGTCGGACCATACTCATAACCCGCATTCTTTGGGTCCAAATACCCTTTATTACCCGTAACATGGTACATATACTGATTTACTGCCGCCTTTCTTTGGTTAGGTGGTAAATCACCTAACCCTTGAAGCTGTTCTGCAAAATCATCAGAACTGCGCACTTCACCGTACCGATCTTTAAACAAAGAAGGGTCGAAAGCGTAAGAAGTTATACGAGGCGTAGATCCTCCATCAGCAAATTTTTTAACCATACCACCACCTTTTAAAATAGGTACCTGTTGAGATGTTAACGCCCCAAAAGTCGCCGTCGTCATTGCAGGGGGGGCCATTGTCCTGTTTTCAGGCGTATCGTACCAGTCAAAGAACCTAACACCACCCTTGCCACCAGTTCCTTGTGCCCCAGTCTGACGCCAATACCGCGCATCCGAAGTTGGCAGTGTTTGCAAGCCCATCGGGCTGACGGTGGTCAACGCACCAATTTGGTTGGATGTGAGGGTGGTTGATCCTGATGTACCGGTAGCGATTTGATTAGAAGTGAGGGTGGTGATTTTATCTGTTGGAAGCGTAGTAATTTTATCTGTTGAAAGCGTGGTGATTTTATCTGTTGAAAGCGTGGTGATTTTATCTGTTGGAAGCGTAGTTAGCGACGAAGTGGTTTTTGTGCCTGTATCCGTCAGTGTGTCGTTATTTACACCAATAAGATCTGACGTACCTCTAACTATTACGGTATCTAACGTTCCAGTGTTTTTGGTGTCTAGTGCAGCTACCTGAGTAGAGGTAAGCGCGGCTATTTGAGCAGACGTAAGAGTTACTTCTTTTTCACCAGTAGTTTTTGTGCCTGTATCCGTCAGAGTGTCGTTGTTTAGACCGATAGCTTCTGATGACCTACCTGTGACTTGTACAGAGGTTAGTGCGGGGGCAACTTTAGTATTTAAAGAGGTTAAATTAGTAGAGGTAAGTTCAGCAATCTGACTAGCCGTAAGTTGACTAATCGGGGACGTTATTGGCTTTATATTTCCTTCTGTTATTGTGTCGTTATTTACAAAAGAAGGGGTTGACCCGGTAACATTTATGGTATCTAACTTAGCACCTGTACCTAAGTCTGCTTGAAGAAGACCGCTGGCGTTTGCAACATTTAACTCCGCAATTTGTTCTTGTGTGAGTTGGTTCCCTGCGTTTCTAGCTACAAGATCTGTTGCAGCGAGATTATTTAGCGGGTCCGCGTTGGCTATGGCTTGGTTAGCCGCAGCAGAGGTATCAGGTGCAGTCGCCGCAGCAATCGCAGCATTTGCGGTTCTGTTTTCAATTGGGGCCGAGCCGGGAGCTTTCTTATTAACCTGACCAGCGAGGCTAAGAACCGCATTGTTAATAGCACTGGGATTCTCAGAAGCGACCGCTTCCAATAAAGATACAGCTCTACCCGCTAGAATTGTGTCTTTACTGGTAGCAAGGTCCCCGGCCATTTGAAGGGCCAGCCCATAATTGGGTTTGTCAGACAATAAGTTGGCAGCAATACTTGCGCCCTGTACTGCATCCTTCACAGTAATATAGTCGTCGGCCCCCCCAGCAATTTTAAAATTCCCTATTGTTTGGACTACACCGTCCGCATCTCTAAGTATCTCCCCTAAATCATCTTTTAGCGGAATGTTGAGCATACCACCGAAGGCTGTCAACGCTCCGGGTAAGTTTCCATCTTTTATTGCGGCAATAAATCGAAGTTCACTAGCCAACCCACCTATACCAGCGGCGCTGGCGAGGCTAGACAGCCCACTAAGCACATTACCTTTATCAAAGGCGTCGTACGCCATATAGACTTTAGCTGCATCACCCAAAATTCCGGGTTCGCCAACCAAAACGGGCGCTGCGGTTCGTAGTACATCTCCAAAATCTTTAATGTTTCCAGCGGCACCTTGGAATGCTACGTTACCTGCGGCTACGTAAAGGGGTGGAACCCCACTAGCCATAAGTGCTAAGTTGACCACAGGTATAACCGGCCCAAGGTCTTGGGCAAGTGCGCCTATTCCAGACTTACTATATTGCTGAACGGGCAGGGCAATTGTGCCGCCTTTACCATCTGGAACCGGTTGAAAGTTATACTCACTAAATCCGCTGCCTTCGTTTTCAGAGCCAAACTTTTTGTTATAGGCGGAAATTATTTGGTCAGGATTGTTTTTGTTGTAGTATATCGGTAATTGTTCTTCTGGGATGATCGTGCGAGATTCATCGCTTCCTGTTTCATAAGCAGGGCGGGTTTCGTACCTTACACCGATATCACCAATACTGGTAATACCATAATCTTTTGCCAAAATTTTGGCAATGTTTTGCATGTGCCGGTCAGCGGACAACGGCGAACCTTGTTTATATACATCCGCTGCTCCTTGAACCGCACCCATCTGTTTGAGAAGGGTGTCATATCCCGCTTGCCAACTATCTGCCATAACTTATAGTGCCGATACAAATGTTAGGGTTGCCACGTTAGATGCTGTGGTAGGTCTTGTGGGTGATACACCGGCTGCATATGCCTGAATTGTAATTGCTGCGTTGGTCGTAGACCAGTAAAGCTGAATGTAGTCGCCAGCAGCAAGAGAGACGTAAAAGTTCCACCCCACAATTGTGTGTCCGTCTACCCCGCCGTGTTTATTAATTACGGACACAAACCCAGTAGAACCAGCGATATCCGTTCCATTCTTACGCAACCAAATGCTTAAATCGTGTTCCTGAGTGTCAGTGTTTTGGAACTGCGTACTAAACTGTAGGTTGTAAATCCCGGCATATGTGACGGTGAGTTGGCTAGTTGAAACCAACGAACAACTATTAGAGTAGTCCACCGTATCAAACGTCATGGCGTTTGCAGTATTAGCCGTGACGGTGTGGCTGACCGAATCCGATACCGCGAGATACGGTACGTTGATTGTGGACGCTTGAGTTGATGTGTTTAGCTGTCTTATAATTTTGTCAAGTTCGTTGAAGTACAACCGCAAGACGCTACTAAACTGATCAAAATACTGCCGGTTGTATTCATTAGGCGCAAGGGGCAGGCTGGGCGCAACAGCCTGAAACAGTACATTTTCAGAAGTGATAAGGTAGGTCATCGTCTGCCGTCCTGACGTATGTCAATCCGTGGGTACCCCAACTGCCACTGGACCCCGAGACCGGTAGATGCGATCTTCATAATCATCTGACGCCCACGCACCCGAATATAGACCTGCCCGGTAAACTGCTCAATAGGTATAGTGGCAGTTCTAGTAACCGTAGCGTTGTCGCTACCGGCAACTGATGTAGGACTGTTATACCCTGACCCGGAGTTTTGCATTGGGATTAACGTCATAACGGCAGCGGGGGAGGCTGCGGTAGACCCTTCAAAAGTTACGTCGGGCAGCATCCGGTATACAAACCCGAATCGGTCGCCATCCTCAATATCAAACTCTGCTGAAGAAATGTACGCTTCAATAGGGAGCGTAGTAGCAGTCTCGTTATTGTCTACCCCACTCTCATGGTTCACAAGGTTGTTACTATAAGTCGCAGCTACAGGATTATCACGCAGCCCAGAGTCTAACCACGCCGTACGCGCCAGCGTCCCGTAATACCAAACCCCCTGCCCGCCCTTACCGTCAAGCTCAAGATAGTTATACACAACGTAGCGGTCGATAGTGGTGTTGGGATTGAGTACCGTACCAGTGCCATTAGGCCCGGTGATTGAGCAGTAGAACCACCAGACTTCGTTGAACCCTTCGTTCGTCCCGCAAAATATCTGCTCGTTTTGCCCTAAGTTTATGTCTTGAAAAATATATTTACGCAGGTCGCAACTAAGTGTGTTGACCCGACCATCGTACATGTAGAACTTATCTACCCCCATCCAGAATAGTCGGCCTGACGCAAGAATTGCCGCATTTTGGCTAACAATTGAAATATTGTCGCCAAGAAGTTGCTGACTCCAAACCGCCGGTGGCCCGACGTACTGTAACGAAAAAATCGCAGAATCCGTAAATACAATTATTTCTTGGCGAGATTGGACCGCTGTAATAATTTCAGACCCGTGAGAAAGCACCATATAGTTAGCTTGGCTGTCTTGGCCCAAAGTCCAATTATAGGGATCTTCAAAGTTTGACCACCGAATGAGCATGGGATTTAACGCGCTAGAGCCATAGTCGTTACACCCAAAAGCAAAAACAAACCGGTTGCTGGATACAAATATACTATTTTGTACCGTAGGAACGTCCACTATATTTGAAATATAAACACCAGAGCCAGTCGATGTGGTGTTTACGTACGTTGAACCTCCCTGAGTCAACGATAGGTTGGCAGTTACTCCAACAATATTTTCTAAGTAATATGTCGTGTTTGCCGTAATGCCCGTGGGTAGTGACCCCCCTGTACCAGCCGCAAATTGGACCGGAGTACCGACAGTAAATACCGTAGACAGGGTTACTACCGTGGGCGAGGCGTTGGTAAATGTGACAGACCCACCTAAAGAAGATAGCAAAACACCACGTGTGCTAGTTCCGCCGTTTGCGTCCCAGTAGTAGATACTGCCACCACGAGGGGCAAAGATAAGGTCTTCTCCGTAGTTATTTTGACTCCAGAGCCTAATAGAAGTAGTGGTAGTGGTACCGTTACCCCATGTACCTAAACCCCACCCACCAGCACCCCACCCAGAAATTGGAAGTTGGACTTCTGCACCAACGCTAATTTGATACGCAGCAACAACGGCGGACCCGCCATAAGTACCAGCAGTAAGAGGCGAGGCTAGAGTGATGGAGTAAGAATTAGCATTAATATACGTGATGACGTATTCGGCATTGAAAACGGCGGTTGTTGACCCGCTGAACGTAACGTAGTCCCCGGTGATAGCGCCGTGAGATGCAGCGGTAACTGTGACAGTTGTAGTCCCGTTGGCTGAAAATGGGTTGGCCCCAAGAGTAGTGGTAGCACGGAGCGGAGTGATGTCGTAGTACTGCCCACCGTTTTCGATGTAGAACTTGAGGTTAGTTCCCACCCCAATCAGATTGGCAAACCCAAGCGTCACCCAATTCCACAGCGACCGGCAGAGGCCAAGAAACGTGCTGGAAGAAATGCGCTGCCACCCACCAATCTTCTCGGGTGTGCCTTGGCGAAACCGGATTTTATCGCTATCAAACCAACCGTTCTCGTTAGCGTAGCGGGTGTTTTCTTTGTTTACTCCGGGTCGAAGTTGAAGTTTCTTGAGTGGCATTACTTGCTCGCTACACCCTTGTGCTTCTCAAATGACCGCATACCGCCAAACCCTAGGAGGCCCGCGAGGAGGGTCATGAGTTGCTCAACGTCCAGATCTGGTGGGGGGTTCAACTCTTTGGGGATTATGTCATAACCTTGACCAAAAACCCAGCACCATTGCATCAGGGGGTAGCCAAGGAATTGGTAAGCCAAGCCAAGAACCCCAACCCACCCGACAGCAGGACGCCAGCCACTGACAAATACGCTAGGACTCGCCGCTTCAATCTTATTGACTTCAACCTGAGCCAAGTCGGTCTCTTGGTCAATTCTTTTTTCCTCAAGGTCAAGCCTGCGCTCCTCCAGCGCCATCTCCATGCGTTCTTTGTCCGTTGTGTATAGCGAGTCCGCAACCTTGCCAACGCCTTCAATTATGCTTCCTATACCAATCAAATCCATTACTTGAGTCCGTGCAAGGTTCGGTTGATCCAGCCGAGTAAGAACTTGGACTGGCCTCGGTCTTTGTTGCAGATCTGCGCGTACCGGCTAATTTTGGCGAGGGCATAGGCTGGCAAGAACTTCTCCACCGTACAAATGTTTAGCCGTTCAAGGGTTTTTGGTCCGATTGCACCGTCTGGAGTTGTTCCGACGATAAGTTGGGCGAGCTTGGAGGCGATCCCGACTCCAGTGTTGACGGCAAAGTTGAAGATTGTTTCGGCAATAGCTTGTTCCTTAAGGTCGTCACCTCGGACACGATCCCAGAAATTAGACTTGTAAAACTCACGAACCAGTGGTGTAGCCGATCCAAAATCCTTGCGATCAATGAACTGCCATCCTGCCCAGTCTGAATTTGGCTTTCTTGCGATTCCTGCATACGTTTGCCCTCCCCGGTCGCCCGGAATGTTCGTTAGTTGATAGCCGCCTTCGTCACGGATCATTTTTTCAAAGGCTTGTTCAAAATTAGCCATTACTACCCCCGTGCATCCTTATGTACTCATTTCTAAGGAACGTCACTTTTTTGCGCCCGTTATGTTTCTTGACTCTACCCAAGGCTGGCGGGTTGTTCAAGTATTCTGCGGCTCGCAGAATCATGTCCGGGTCATCATCAAAGCTACCTAGCGCTGTGTTACACCGCACACACAAAATCCCACGAACATCATCTGAGTCGTGGCAGTGATCTACGGCAAACTTGTACTGCTTGAGTTTGAGGGGGTTGTTACAGATAGCGCAATTATACCCCTGAAGTTTCAACAGGAAGTCATAATCTGATGGGGACAATC